ATTTAGTAATCATGTTGACTGGCTTAATCTTCACAATCTTCAGCATGCCAAGCGCTTTCGATTGTAGTTGCTCTAGTGCGCCTGAGATGGCTTCGATTGGCTCTTGGCCTTCCATTGTTACGGTGATTTCTTTGCTTGCTTGCTGCACCGCTTGAGCCATTGCCTTATCTAGCGAAGCAACGACGCCATCAGCCAACTTAACTAAAATGGATGAGCGGTCAAAGCGTGCAACGATACGCGCAACCTTTTCTGATTGAGTGTGAACCGTAACGATGTAAGGCTCTGCAATGCCGTCACCGTCTAGGTCGAGCATGCAGTGTTGCTCAAGGAATTCATCCTCGCTGGATTGGTCTTTATCGTCAGCGTCAATATCTGCAATCTCGTTATCGTCCATCGCGTAATCTTGGTCGAGCCAGATACCTGCGGCAATACGCTCGTTAACTTCAGCTTCGCAATATACTTTGCACTCAGTGAAGCGAGTAAGCGCAGACATTGAGCGCTCGTTCTGATTGACGGCAAAGTTAGGGTAGAATATTGGCAACGATACGTTCTTGCCCTCGGTCGGGTCGAAAAATGTTTTCTTGAAGAAGCAACCAACAGCAGCTAATGCGTACAAAGCTTGCTCTTGTTCAGCTCGCCACTCTGGCATCTCATAGTTAAACTGCCAGTTCATGAACTGAGCGACACGACTCATGCGCGCCTGCTTCTCTGGCGTTTCAACGCCTTCAATGCAGCCCTTGACAAGCTTCTTACCGCCTAGAATCTCAGTTGATGCACGGTCTCCAAAGCTGATAACAGCCTCGTAAATCATCGGCGACTTATAGTTGCTTGCACCTTCCCACGGATAGCTCTTGCTCTCCATTGCAGGCTTCGCAACCTTCATACCCTTATCGACCATCTTTGCCCATTCGGACATAGAGTCGCGGTCTTCTCCGTACTCCTGCACGACTTTCTGCGCGATTTCGGTTAGTTTTTCTTCTGATAAATCCGCCGCAATGTTCGGATTGTCAATATAGGAAAGCAGCTCTTTCATTTGTCAAGCCCTTAGTAGTTTTGGTTAGTATAGCGTAGTGCTGCGACTTCTCAAAGCTTGCGATTGTGCTATAGTTACACCTCAACCAATTGGAGATTGAAATGAAAATATATAGCTTAGAAGATACCAACGCATTTGGCCTTGCCATCCCTAAATGCGAAGGCGCAACCGCAGTTAATGTCAGCGACAAGTGGCTTGTTATGTTTGATGCTGGTGAGCTTTCATTCATTGAAGAGATTCAGATGAAAGAAAAAAACAGAAACACAATCATCGTCAAGTTTGCCGAGCTAATCGCCAACAATCAATAACCTAAACTGCCAGCATGCTTGTGCTGGCTTCTTTCTTCATGGTGATACTCAGGCTGATTCAGTATGTCGTATTTAGTTTCAGCAAACCGCCGCATCATGTAAGCATAACGCACAGCAGAAATAGCATCGTCAGCCACCTTCACGATTGAGCCTTTCTCGTCGCGGTGATACTGCATTAACTCATCAAGCAAATCAGATAAATGGTCAAATATAACCAGCTTGCCAGTCTTGAATCTGTCGTACATCTCCATTAAGCCTTGCTCAACAGACACGCCACCATCAGGCCATTGAGCGTGCATTGACAGCATAGACCAGCCCGCCTCTTCATAATAAGACTTCTGCGACTTGCCTGAGCCTTTCTCTGTCTGCAAACCGTCAGAAGGCCAAGCTGTTGGCACGTTACGCGCCCACGACTTCACGTTATGCCAAACCTCGTAAGGCTGCTGCTTGCTCTTGCGGTAAAGTTTAGACACATAAATGACGTCCTCGTCTTTATCCCACAGCAATTGGCAATGCGCTTGTGGGTGATCCCACCCAAAGTCCATACCGTTGATAACATACCAATGGTCGGGGCATGGAAATGCTTTGCATGTTGGGATTTTAATATCAAAAATTAAGCCAGTGCCGAGTAGCGGCAAGCCCTTTGTACGCATGTCGCGCTGCCAAGGAGGGAAGCTGGCAAGCAACTGCTCTTTAGTCTCTTCGGTTAAGTGCAAAGCATCGTCCCACGTAGCGCGCTGCATGTACTGACCTTGCGCCGGAGAATCCATAAACTGGACAACCAACTCGGTGCGCCCGTTCTCAGGCGTAAACGTCAGAATACCTCTGCCACCTTTGCCTTTATCTCCGGTGGCCGTACGGGTTAACACCTGCGGGTAAATTGTGCGGTCTTTTGGTTCCTCATCTATGTGATACCAGTCTACAGAGTCCCCCATCAAAGCCGATTGGCCCTGAGAATAAGACCAGAACTGGCAAATAGACTCGCCGCCGCCCTTATGCCTAACCCTAACTTCACGCATAGCACCTGACGTACCTTGCGCTGCGTAGTGACCAAGTATGCGATCTTTATTTATAAGTCCACCAGAAAATGCCCCGACCTCCATGCGACCAAATAGCGGAGCTTGAAGCAAATCCCTTGTTTTTTCCATCGAATAACCAAGCAACCAGCATCTTGGAGCGTGCTCAAATCTGTAGCCTTCCCAGTCATCTGGGTAGTCGCCCGTCAGGTGCATGGCATCCATGGTTAATCCTGTCATGGTCTTGCCGCAGTTGTGATTGATAACTCCGCTGGTTGAATAGTTGTTAGCGCCCTGCACCTGCAAATCAAATAATGGCTGTAAACCGATTTCTTTATATGCTATTATTCGTTTACCGCCATACAAAAGGACTCCATCCAATGAAAGAAATATGTCGCTGCTGCAAGCCTCACCGCAACCGCCAGTTTTGTCAGAATGTAATGATCGCACTTCTTGAATCTGGAATGACTCAGAATGAAGTTGCTGAAAAGCTTTCTGTAAACAGAACATCAATTGAGCGTGCGGCTTCGCGCCTTGGAATAATTTGCGCTCGAACAGGTCCTCGCTCAGGTCAAGGGCATAGGGACTGGAAAGGAGGTCGTCGCCTTGTAAAGCTTGGATATATAGACCAATTTGCCCCGCTTCATCCTCTGGCGAAAAAGCAAGGATATGTTGCAGAGCATCGCTTGATTCTTGAGTGTGCAATTGGTCGATATTTAACAGCAGATGAAGTAGTTGACCATATCGACAACCATCCTCGACACAACTGGCCAAGCAATCTAAGAGTTTACTCAACGAATAGAAAGCACCTTGACGATACTTTAGTTGGTAAATGGTGGAATAACAGCCCTCGGAAGTTAATACCTGGTGCTCATCCGAGCAATCAAGAAAAGCCCCGTCTTCCAGATATAAACGAGTTGCTGGCTGAATTCCCTGAAAATATGCGGAAAGCTTACCTGAGATATGTTGAGATCCATCAACCGACGAAACAACACCAGCACCTAAGTCGCGCAAAGCTTTTAAGAATGGGCGCGATAGCTGAGCCGTTTCCGATTGAGATATATAATCAAGATTAGTAAAGCCACTGACGCACCTGTTAGCAGCCATGAGCATGCAACTTCTGTTTTCGGCAGTAGCTGCTGCAAATCTTTTTTGCCAGTCGTACATCTTCTGATATTGAAGCTTCAGTTGATTCATCTCATCCCTACGCTTCTTTTCTTCGAGCAGCCGAATCAGCTCAATCTTTTCTTGCCTAGTCACTTGCTTAAATCCGCAATGCGCCGCTCTAGCTCTTCATCAGACAGCTTGTTAATGTCAATTGAGCCGGAGTGCTCAGTCTGAGTTTTATCTGATAAGCCCAAGTCTCTGGCTATGATATTGGCGTTTAACAGGTCTGCCGCTGCTCCTGCAAACTTCTGTTGATATATGACTTGCTCGGCTTCTAATGCGACGCGACAAAAATCTTGGTCGGCACCATCGCGATACCGATTGAACGTCTTCTCATCCACAGCCAAAAAGAAGCACAACCCCGCCTTGGTCATTGCGCGCATCTTAGCAACAGGCATGTCAACAACGCCGCCTTGGAACTGAGACACTTTGTTTTCCCACAGCGGGTTATCTTCGACCCATTGAAAGTATTCTTGGCAGGATTCCCACAATAACTCAGCAGACGAAAACGCCTTCTCTCTGCCATGCGTAGCTCTTACTTTCCAAAACTGATTGCCTTTTGGCGCTGCCATCTCTCGGCTCCACTTGTTGAATCTCTGTGATTGAGTATAGCTTATCTTGCGCAATGAAAAAAGCCGC